TTACAAAGAAAGATAAATTTTCAATGCAGGATGAACTATAAAATTTTTCGAGAAATCTGGGTTATCAGTACCATCCCGATAAGAATATTCAATTATTGGCTTTTTGAGACCTTTTTTCTTTTGATGGTTTCCAATAGCTCCCAGAGTGAATAATGATTTCAAATCTTTTTTCAAGCCATCTCTATTAAGAACCTCATCTGAATTATCATCTATACTTGCGCTAAGGGTTTCATAATTAAAAGTAACCTTCCCGTTCTTCTTAATAGCATCAATTGTACTTGAAATAGACTTGTGTCTTTCCAAAATACTTATTTCATTCTGCAACTCCGAATAAAACCAGCTACAATATTCACTCTGAACTTGTTCAGCCATTCGATACGTTATAGATGTAGAGTTCGGAAATTTTTCCTTAATCGAATTCAAGTATTGAATAACATCTCGTGGTCTACCAAATCCTCTATTAACAATAAACCTAAACGGATTTGCATTAGCTTTTGTCCCTTTATGAAAAACCATATCAAATAACTCTTTATCATCAACATCATGGTAAGAATCAATTGAGACACGAATTTTATGCAACACTAGTTTACCTAGAGGCGTATTTTGGGGAGTATCTTTAATCATCGGTGAAAACCAAGTAATATTAATACCGTTATCGGTTATTACTTTGTTAATATTACTTCCATAAAATTGCATCTGATCAGCGACATCTTTTCTTAACGTTGAAATCACTCGACTTTTACTATTAATGTCTAACAGTTTATCATTAACGTATGAAAGTGCTGACACAAAATCATTTAACAGTTTAGCAAGTACCGTAACATTATTTTCCCCATCAACCTTTTGTAATGAGCTCAGCTTAATTTCGTCTAAATCATCAAAGAAAAGAAAGTACCTACTTCTCACACGTTTCATAACTTGTAATAATGTTTTCATTAATTCATCCGTCTGGCTAAAATATGAAGCAGGTACTAGCTTTGCTGTGCTTTTTTCTCCACCATCCACCCCTGCTGAAATCGAAGCACCATGCTCTGACAGTGAACCCTTCACCTGAGTATTTGCGGTGTTCTCTCGTACCATTTCCTCCAACTTATATGCCAAGTTTTTATCAAGTTCTTTTAGCTTACTAACCCATTTGCGGCTTAGTATACCTTTTTCATTTTCAACAACCATAGAAGTTAATTCGCTCAAAATCAAGTATCGCCAAAATATTTCACGTTCTTCTTCTCGGATAGAAACATAGTCAAAATTTTTTAGCTTTTCGCTTGTAAAATCTCCAGCAACAATAAATTTTGAAAAAGTATTTTTTTCCTCTTGCATTTTTTTCATAAAGTATCTTACAAGAATCGTCTTACCAGTACCTTTTCTACCAACAACTAAATATTTTAATGGATCATTACGTAATGTTCTGTAATAGCCACTTCCATCATAGAATAATGATTCAAAATTTGGCTGACGTGCTTCATTTTTTCCGTCAGAATATCCGAACGATATCCCAGAAATTGGTTTTAACTTAGTCAACATATTCATCCCGCTATTTTCTATAATTTATATTAACATTGTATCATAACTATTACTTAAACTATTCATGCTCGTTTTATTACAAAAAATCCCCTACACCAGCCAGTTAAGGTTGATGTGGGGGATTTGATTACTTGATGATTAATTTGTCACCAGGGTGGATCATCGAATAGATTGTTTTACCATTTTGAGTAGCCAACGTATATACGTTCAGGCCGTTCCGTTGAGCAATTACCCACCAACTATCGACCGAGCGTTACAGTAGATTGAGTTGCCTTTTAGTGAGATAGTTATTTTGAGAAATAATTGTCTGGCTAGGATACGATTCTGCACTCAACCACTTCGCTTCCTCGCATTACAGCAGGGTTAACCCAATAAGTCAACTAGGAGGGATAATATGAGTCAATTTAATCATTTAAATGATATACCGGATAAAATAATGAATTGTTCAAAATGTGGAAAAAAGTTTAGTATTTCTATTAGTGATGGATCAATGTGGGGAGGCCATGATTCAGAATCTATTCAATGTCCTTGGTGTGGCGCTAATAATGGTAAAGAATACGGTGGGGATATGATAATGGTTTTTACAAGTAGATTAAAATAGTTAACTTAAACCTCGTTTCAAAATTGGCGTTAAGTCTACAGACTCAGTATAGGAAATTAGCAACTACTATATTATATTTGGACCATAGAAAATAGGATTGATTTCACTAACTTTGAAAAAACAAGAAAGTTGTTAAATTAGACTTTAGCTTGTTCGTTTCGCTTATACCAATTTGAATTCACAGAATTAGGATAACGAAGCGTTGAGTTACTAGGCTACTTCGAATACGTGTGTGTTATGTAAACTAGCTTAAAATAGTGCTATAATAAAAAACGTGTTCAGGAATGAACTCATAACTTAGTTTTTCGTGTTTACAGTAAGGCCTATTCTTAATTGAATAGGCTTTTTTAAGTTACTCTAGTGGTTGCGTCTATTTTTGAGAATGATATACTGTGCTTTGTGTTACAACATGACACACTACTTTCATTTAACTGGGTGTAATTGATCTGAGTTGACGCAGGTTAGTTATCTCTAAATTAGCACAATAAAAAGGCCTGTTCTCAATTGGATAGACCTTTTTACTTTATTGATTTTAATGTTATTATAATAATGTGTGTGCCATTTATAGGGTAAACGGCTATCTTTTTTAGGGTAGTCGTTTTTTATTGCAATTTAATGAGAATGAGCTAAAATGAAGTTGTCTTACTTATTAAGGACTCATGATGTTTCCGCTTTAAAGTAATACCTTCTTGGTGAGCACTTACCCGGGTGCCCACTTTTTTAATGGTTGCAACTAGCGTTAATAATGATATACTATGTTTGTGTTGCATGACCTTGCACACTACTTTCAGTGACAAAACCGCACAATAAAAAGGCCTACCCTCAATTGGATAGACCTTTTTTACTTTATTCTGTTTTGTCGTCTACTTTAACGTCAGCACTAATATCAGTCACATTAGAGACGGACGCACTAGTTGGCGCTTTATCAGCTTGGCTAGTTGAGTCTACCTCGTTTGTGGCTTGTTCTAAGGTGCCTGTCGCGTCCTCTGAGACGTTTACAGTCTGTACGTCTGTAATTACCCCTAGCATACCTAGGATGGTTAATACCGTGTTAACAACGGCCACAATACTAGTCCAGTCACCAGCAAATTTAATCCCAAATACAGCTAGAATTTGCTGAATTAGCACGATTAACAGTGAAATAATACCAGCTATCAGCTTACCATTAAATGAGCCGTCAGCATTCTTTAAACTAATCTTTTTCATTTCCTTTGGCTTCCTTTTCATATAGATGTTTAAATTCAATGTCATGACCATCTAACCGGCCTTCTACCTTAATGACCCGATTTTCAATCGCGTTCATTGTGTCGGCATTTTGCTGTCTCACTTTTAAACTTTCATCGGTAAAACGGCTAAGCCGCTTGCCTAAATCGTTAAGCGGGATACGGACCGTCTTATTGAGAATCCAATTAGCTAATACACAAATACTAGTGACAATGGCAACGATCGATCCCCATTCATCCCAACCTAATCCTAATAGTGTATGCAATTACCGCACCACCAATCGCTGGCCAGGATAGATAGTAGTGTAAATCGTCTTGCCATTCTGATTAGCTAATGTAGTCATACTTAGGCCGTTTCGCTGAGCGATTGACCACCAGCTGTCGCCAGGCTTGACTGTGTAGTACATGTGAGTGACACCACTATTTACGTATTCCAGCGTATTGCTTGCTGGGCCTGTTGCTAGATAACCATAACCATTAAATCGTGGCTGACGAACCCAACGATAACCACCCTGAATAATAGCTTGATCAGTTTTTACCGTAGTGCCTGCTGGCAAGATAGCAACCACACTTGATGATGTTGACGCGCCAGTGCGTAGCTTAACCGCCGCCTTGAGCGTGTAAGTCTTTGTTTCCTTGACCCACTTGGCTGAAGTAGACGGCTTAAAAGTGTTGTTGTTGGCCTTAACGGCATCTGGATCGGTTGGCTTGACCGTTGATTTCTGACCAGCTGTGTAGTAATCAGTATAAAGCTGACTGACGTCAAAGCCACCGTAACTAATCCGAAAATGAGCTGACCCGGACCATTGCCAAGCATTGTTATTCGTATACCACTTCTGACCAGACATGACATAGGGGTAACCAGCAACCCAACCTGTTTTGCTCTTGATGGTCATCTTGTTGTTAGCCCATGATCCAGACGTATAAATGTCGGCCCGATAACCAAACTTCTGAATCTCTTTCATGAAGGCGGCATTGTTGCGGTCATTGGTTGCTTGTGACAAGATTCCTTGTTCTTCAGCCGATTCTACGTCAGTCGCTAGTACCGCGCCAACTGGTAGTCCTGCCGCTTTAGCCGTTTGACCGGCAAAGTCAGCTTCAGCAATTGCTTGGGCCTTAGTTTTATAATGGGCAAAATGATAGCTGTTGACGTATAATCCAGCCGCTTGACCATTAGCGATATTGCTAGCAGCATAACCATCTTTGAAGGTTGTACCTTCACTAATCTTGACGGTAAGGGCCTTAACGCCAAATTCATTACGCATCGAAACGTATTCGGCGGTACTCATGTAGCCGTTGTTATTCGACACATCGACCATATCCATGCGAGCAGCATTGGCATTCACCCCTAAAAAAAAAGCCGCCATCATGGCTGCCCCAGTTAAAATTATTTTATGCTTTAAGGGTTGTTTCATCTTGCTCATCTCCCGTTGCCATTTCAATATAGGCTTCACCGGTAATTGTCTGATACTCAACTGGGGTAATCCCTCCCTTAATAACCTCGAGACTAACTTCTTCTTTGGTCATAGTGTGCCAGAGTTGGTAGGCAAATTTAAAAATAATATACATTAATGGGTTCCTCCTTTAACTAACTGGGTCAAAGATTCCTCAAGTGAAGCAATATGTTCCTGTTGCTCAGTAACCTGCTGGGCTAGTTTAGTCAGCGATTGTTGTTCATTGCTTGGTTGATCTTCGACCACTGGTTGAATCGAGGGCGCGTAGTTTGGATCTTTAGTCAATACGCCATCAATCAACCAATAAGCACTACTATCAGTTGCTGTTAGAAAATCAGCAGGTAATTGTGACTCATCATAATCAATAGCATCCTCCAAACCTCCTACCAGTGCATAACTGACCACATGTTTAGTTTCATCAAGTTTGACTTGCATTTACAGCATCCCTCCTACTTCCTTCAAGAACCCATCGGTAATTGATGTGCTTTTACCATTAGCAAAGTATTTGGCACTCTTAATTATCAAGCTACGTTGATCTTGACCAATCTGCAACGCAACTTCCAAGGCTCTTAAAATCGTACCATCAAAGTTTAAAGCTGGTTGTGTTAAGTACAACATGTTATCTGACGCCCATGCCGGAATAAATTGGAGGGTATTACCAATTGTAAAATAGCAGCGAAATCGCAATTGCCGATAATTATCCAAAGTATCTCGTAACTTTAACACATCACCAACTTTGCCTTCACCAACCCACAAATCTTGAGGAATCGAGCTTTCTTGCCGCAACCATTTTCCCTGAAATCGTTCTTGGTAAACCCGTGCACCAATATAATAGAGAAAAGCAGTTTTAGTATCTTTAGCACCATATAAGACAAAACCATCGTGAAAACGGCTGCTCAATAGTGGCACATTTTTGGTGTTTGTTGTATAGAAATACAAGCCGGCCTGTTTGATTTGATAAACATCATCATTTGGCACTAATTTCACTTTATTAAAGTCGATATCTAATAGCGGGACACCTTTAATGGAAATGCCGTCCACAAAGTTCTTAATACCAGCAATGTTATTTTGGGTACTAGTTGTGTTCACTAATTTGTCAGCATCCACAATAGCGGCCGTTTCGGTTCTTGGGTGAATCACGGTTCCAGTAACATCTTGTAACTCTTTAATAGACATCTTTACTAGCCCTCCTTAATAAAAACCACATTTTTTAGCTTAGTGTTAAATTCGGTCTTTGACACGACATCATTAGTTGCCAGCTGGGTCTTGATGTTATCTAACCGGTCACTAATATTTTGTAGTTGAGTCTTGCTTAAATCGACTTTTTGACCTAAATCGGTTAAGAAGGTTTGTTGTTTGTCTTTTAACTCCGAGATTAACTGTTCATACTCGCTCAAGTAACTTTCAGAATTAATGCCAAACTCAACTAAGTTAGGTGAGACATCTACCACCACATCAATTGTCGTATCTACCTTATCGCCGAGCATTACTTTAAAGAAAGCTTGCTGGAATCGTCCCCGTGCTGTGAAAGTTTGCGCTGGAAAGACGTATCTAAAGATGCCCCCTTGCGGGTCTAACACGATGCCGCCACTAGTATCAATGATCCGGGTACTATCAGCTTTGACCCCTTCAAAATTGACATGTTTACCGGTTAAATCATAGGGGTAATTATTGGCGTTCAATTTCACCGTGACGGTTTTCAAGCCACCATCGCCGACACGGGCATAAATGGCTTGTTGCGCTGGTTGTAAATTGGGTTGTTTCGTAATATCGTACACTAACTCTTGATTAGCCATCGTTAGCTCCTTTCTTACTTATCGTAATAATACGAATAGTCTTTAGCAATTTCCTGCACGATGTACTGATGGGCCTCCGGGGTGGGATGTAAGCCATCGTGCATCATCGTTTTCTTAAAAGCCGGATTATCCGGCTCAAAAATACTCGTGGGTTTCATTAGATCAACGTAAGGAACATCTTGTTGATTAAGATATTTCTTTTGGGCTTCCATATAGTCGATCAGCGTTAAGCCGAAAGTGTTTCTCGACTGTTCTGTCCGGTACTTGCCGTGCACATCGACGCACTGACGGGTACAATTGACCACAATTAACTTAGCCTTCGGGTTATTATTTTTAACCCGTTTAATCGTTTCCCGCAAGCCACCTAGATACGTTTTGATGTTCGTGTCACCCGCATAACCTAAACTAATATCATGCACCCAATCATCATCGGTACCCTGAATAATCACCACATCACATTGCTGTAATCGGCTAGCTTGATTGACAATTGCGTCATGATTATAATCACTCATTTTAGCGCCACCAACACTAAGGTTTTCCACATAGATATTATATTGATGAGCTAAAATATCCGGGAAGCCCCCAGCAGTTGCCGCGACGCTGTCGCCAATGACCCCAATCTTGCTGACTTTAGTCAACGATGATTGCTTTACAAAGTCATACAAAACTTGCCCGCGTGCAGTCTCATATAGGTTAGATAACGGATTACTAGCCTCACTATTGGGTTCTTGAATGGGCGGTGTCGCCACACTAGTTGTGTCGCCTAAAACAATGGCACGGATTTCACGCGTGTACTTTTCATCTAACTGGTTGACCTGATTTTTCGTGTCTTGATTGAACTTTTGAGCGGTGCTTTGTACGCCGGCAATCGCTTCCGCGGTTTGGGCCATAGCCTCGCGAACATCAATTCCATACTGCTTTTCGCGAATCGCCTTCGGCAGTTTCTGCAAGTCTAGTTTCCCTGTAATATGAGAACGATCACGATAATATTTATCTGTGTTGCTCAAAATCTCACCTCCTAGTTAAGTATTGGTTCTTGAACCGTGTTGATGGATCTTGGCTCATATCCACTTTAGTAGGAATACCCGCCAGGGTGCCTTTGTCGGTATATTGCCATAAGTCATAAGGATACCGCGGCTTAGTACCGTAACTCGGAATCCAAATACTCCCGACCTTGGTTGTATCGAGATTTAGTTGCTGATACAAATGGTTCGCAATATAGAGCACAATTTGACTATTCAGAATGCCTAAATCATTCAGCTGGCTAATGTACGCATTAACGGTACCGCGCATGTTGTTATTCTCGATGGCTTCAATATCAAGGGCATAGAACCGCGGTTGTTGTTGGCCTTTGACCACGTTTTGGACACGTTGATAAAAAGCACGTGCTTCGGCTTGACTATCAGCTTCATTAACCCCTCTAAAGAACGCATAGACGGCATAATTGAGATTATTGGCCAAGACACCCTGAAGGTTTTTAACATGTTTGACATCAATGTAATTTTCACCGTCTTGGATCCTAATAACCCCTAAGGCTAGGCCAGCATTGCGGACTTGCGACCAATTAATATCACTTTGGAACTCTGATACGTCAACAATCGCACCGTTGTAGTAGCTTGGTTGATCGTGCGGTTGATCATGCGGCTTATCGTGCGGTTGATCTGGCTGAGATCCATTTGGAGAATCTGGTACGTTATTTTGCGTATTAAATGACGTAATATATTCACTAAATTTCTTAAGCTGATTGATTATCCTGATTTGATTAATTTGTTGACTAGTCAGTTTTTTATTCTGATTTCCAATCTTAATCGTGACGGTTTGCGGGTTAACTAGATCGACTTCTTTTTCGCTAACACTAATCGTTTCGTCAATATCCATAAACTTATCAATAATACGATAGCTATTACCGACCGCAAACGATTGAAACCGTTTGTCAATTAAAGCTAGATTAACAATGTCAACGCTCCAAGCAATCTCGGCCGATACTTGTTCTTTGAGATATTGTTCACCCTTTGTTTTAAGGATTCTAGCATCGTGCACATCGTCCCAAACATTAACCTTTTGGATAATGCCAAATTTATCAATTAGTTTTGGATCATCTAAGTAACGGCTACCATTATTAACGCTAGAAATATCAATCCTTAGGAATCGGCTTATTACTATCTCGCTGGTCGTCTTTCTGCGCCTTTTCAGCGCCTAAGGGAACTAAGCGAGTAATAAGGTTGTTGACGTTGAGATCGCGCGTAAAGCTCTTTAAGTTCACACCTAACTCGATCGTTTGCTTGGTGTCCGTTCCCAGACGATTGACATAGTCCAAAATTAACTGACTATGAGGATTGCGCCCAATACGTAAAAAACCTCCTAGCCGATTAACTAACTTGTCCGTAATATTGTCTAACGTGTCTTTAGTTTCGTCTAAATAGCGGTAAACATTATCGGTGCTGTTAATTACATCGATGGTTCCTAGGGTGATTTTTTTGAAATCATCGACTTGTCTATTATGTTCGTCGATTATGATTTGTAAAAAGTCATTGACACTGGTGTTATGGATCTCACGGTAAACTTGGGCGCTGTCATGTAGATAAGCTAGCTCGCTTTCAAAACTCAATGTTTGTGTATGCGTGGTTGAATACACTTTGCTAACTTTGATGAAGCGACCTCGGAAAATGGTTTCCTTTGTCTGAAGGTCTTCAATTCTGATAAACCAGCGATAAGGCAAGATCCGATTGAACAACGTATTTTCTAGGCTAATGGCTAACGTTCCAGTGTCTATCCCACCAGACACTAAGCTTAGACTACCCGATACAATCCGATTACCATACACATCCGGTTCGTTAATAGCTTCTTCATTGCCTCGATAGGTTTCGCGAACTAATATTTTGTACACTACAGCATCACCTCGCTTTCCCATTGAAACTCAATATCACCGTTACCATTAACTGTAAGATCATTAATTCCCGGCTCTAATCTAAAGTTAGGGTTGTCTTGATAATTTTTGGTGTATTTGTATTTACCATTAATCGTCATATCATTCTGACAGATAACCTTAAGCCTTGATTTCAAATCGCTATCATTATACAAGCTAATTTTCTTAGTGCCTTTGACTGAATACTTGGTAAATTGCGCATACCCTGTTTCCAGACTAAAATTGTCCCAAATATCGTCAAACTGTCCTTTGCGTAGCGCATAGGGTGAAACATTGAATTGTACCGTTATTTCTAACACATTGTTAACATGATCATCATTTGCTGTAACACTACTAGCCTTACCAAACCAATAAAACGGGAGATCATGACTATCGTAAATCGGCTGACGCATTGGTATTAGCAACAGCCTTTTACACTTTTGTTCTAGTAATTTACGATCGTGATAATTAATATTTAATGCTTTAAATTGATACTCAATCGTACGGTTATCAAAGATGCGTCGTCCAAGGATATCTGAAAAGTCAATTATCCCATCCATATAACCTATACTCTCGGTAACTTCTTTAGTTGGTGGGTTATTGGCAATCCGACCAGCTAAGTATAGATTTAATTGGCGACTATCAAAATTAGCAAATTGTACATACTCTGTAGGTCGTGGTCGTTGATACCCGAAATAAATATCATGATCCATTACCACCGATACCTCCGTTCATCTTCCATGCGTTCGCCTAATTGTTCGTTAGTTATATCGATCAACCTGCCATTGGCATTTAGATACACTGGGCGATCTTGTTTCAACGCGACTAAAATACGACTAAGCATATTTGTTAACGAATCATCTTCAGTACTCTGCTGATCATCAGTTATAACTTTTAATAATTTTCGTAACAATGAATTAGTTTCACTGCTGTCTCGGTGATCAATATTAGTATTAACATCAGCAATTGGCTGAGCTCGCATCGTCGTGTCCATCGCCTTAGCTAATAATGGATAAGCTGTGACATCATAAGGGTTAATCACAAACTCATGGTGTTGGCTATTATCACCCACGATTACAGTTTGCTCGTCAAAGACTTCGCCACCATGAGCAAATCGGCGATGACCTTGTGGGCCACTATGCAGCCAATCAACCTTTGGAACACCCCAAATAACGGTGTGTCCAATACTGTTTCGCCAATCAGAATTATTGAAGAAAGCTAATAGCTCATCGAGCGGATTCATCCGATTAGTATGTCCTGGCATCGCAAAAGCAGCAAATGTCCCTGGTGTGAATTGTAGAATCCCACCAGCTTCATTACCGCCGCTATTGCCATCGTGAATAGTTTGAATCACAGACTTACCACCAGACTCACTCATGATAGTCGCTTGCAAAAGCTCACTGAAACCTGCCGGAAGACTATCAATGTGCATCATTTTGGTGGCTTTCTCAATTAAACCTGGATTGTAGTGACCAGCCTTACCGTCAGATACTTCCAGTGACTTTTTGTTACTATTTAACATTTCCTTGAACTTATCAACTGCTATGCTTGATAGCTTGCTAATGGTACCGCTAGCTAAGTCGCCAAAACTAGCTGCCCTCTTAAATAAACCATCAGTGGCTTTATGAAGTAGCTTGGAGATATTACCGAGAGGATCTTTGAGAAACTTCTCAACAGCCTCGGCCTTGTCACCAATCCATGATCCAATGTCAGATAGCTTACCTTTAGTCCAATTAATCGCATCTCCAACAATCCCACCGTTTGCGTAATGATCGACCCCGGCAGACGTCATAATAGAAGCTGTTTCATCGCCATTGTATACTCGTGTGCCAACTGGCAAAGGTAGCACTGCATTACGTTGATGCGTCATCTTGAGTTCACCAGAAGGTAGTTGTAACAGTTCCTTCCAGTTCTGACCGGCACCATCGTTGACCATCGATAGACGAGTATGCACGACGCCACCTTGGGCAAACTTAACTGGATCTAAATGGCGAATACTGGTTTTATGACCAGTGAAAAATTTCCAAACCGAATCAATCGCATCTACACCGGCATTAATAACGCTCAAAACACCGTTAATACCATCTTGAGCGGCCTGTTTAATACCTTTCCAGATATTCTTGAAAAAGTCACCAAGTCCTTGCCACATACCATGCCAAACAGTACTAATTGCATCTAATACTGATGAAATAATATCGTGCATCCCACTCATGTAAGCTTTAATCGCTTGTGAGATAGCCTTCCAAATGTCTGAAAAGATGTTTTTGATATCTCCCCAGACTTTACTCCAGTTGCCATGAATAATATCAAGAATAGTTTGAATTACGTCAGAAATGACATTCATTGCCCCAATAATTAGTGGCTTAATCACATTCCAAACAGATCTGACTACCGTGCTAATAACCTTCCAAGCAGCTTTCCAGACGGCTTTGATAATATCCATTCCAGCTGATATAAGCCCCTTAATTACAGCCATTCCTATATCAATGATTGGCTTAATAATCGCCCAAGTTTCTTTTACTTCAAGTGATAGATAACCCCAGGCAACCTTCCAGAGTGCGCTTACTACTGCCATGCCAAGCTTAAGAACTTTCTGAACCATCTTAATTCCAGCCGAAACCACTGGTTCAATCTCTTTCCAGACTGACTGAATAGATTTAACCGCTGATTTGAAGAACGGGCCAAACGTCTTTTTGATCCACGCTACAGCATTACCAAGCCACTTAGTAGCATCCTTATACCAAACTTTGATTGTATCAACAAGCCCGTTTACGAACTCACGGAACTTTTTATTATGCTTATACAACTCAACTAAAGCTAACACGATTGCCGCAATAGCTATAATCCAGATGGTGAACGGCACTGCTTTTAGTGCTGCTCCAAATGATGATAGAACACCAGAACCGCTCTTTAATGAAGTCGCAAACTCAGTTACTGGCTTACCAAGATTCTTTAGGCCAGTAGTTATTTTTAAGTTATCGTTAATAGACTTGATACCGCCAATGAATTTGCTAACATTTTTCAAAACAAACGCTCCGGCTAGTATTTTCCCGAAAGTTTGAATGGCTGGTCCATTACTTGATAACGACTTTAAGCCATTAGCTAGACCACCAACTGATTTTGATGCATCTTTACTATGGTTTGATACTCGTCCAAGAGGATTAACTACAAATCCAAGTACCGAAACCACATCATTAATAGCCGCACCCATAACTTTAAACGCGATAGTCAGACTACTCTTAACAATACTGCCAAACTCTTTAATATTACCAGCGTTCTTGGCAAGCCAAGCTGAAAGCTTGTTGACTGACTTACCAGCGTTTTCAATCATCTGATCTAAGGAATTTGTAAATCCCTTGCCAGTGAAATTATCGCCAGCAAAGGCTTTAGTAACCGTAGCAAATCCTTTATTTACCTTATTACCTAAGTCTTTAAATAAATTCTCAGTATGACTTTCAGATACCCATTTAGAAATGGTGCCAAAGATTGGGTTCTGTGCTTTGAGTAGCGGTTCTTCAATTTCACCTAGAAGTTTTGGCATTTGTGCTTTAACTGTCCGTTGCATACCGGTCATAGTTTGTAGCATATTATCCGCGGCTTCACCATACTTATGATTCCCTAATTCAGTAAACACACTTTCCAGGTCTTTACCAGTGATTTTTCCTTGGCGAGCCATGTTACGCATTCCTGCAACGGTTGTATGTTCATGCTTGGCAAGTGCTTCATCAATCATTGGAAAATAAGCACCTATCTGATTTAATTCACCGGCAGATACTTTACCAGTAGCTAACCCATGCACCATATCCTGGGTTACTGACTTCATTTGATCACCAGTGAGCCCAACAGCATCACCCATATTTAGCATGGCCTTTGACAGGTCGTCAGCTTCAGACTTACTGGAGTGTAAATGATAGAATCCTTGTTCTAGCTCGTTCACTAGACTACTAGCTTGACCAGTCTTCTTGCTTAAATCATTGATTGTGCTGACCATACCTTTGGCTTGATTAGCTGACCCAGTTAAAGTTGTCCATGTTTGTAACATAACCTGCTGTTCTTTGTCAAAATCATAGCCGGCTTTAGTGGCTTCGATAATGCCATCTTTTACTTTGTCATAAGCTCCGTACAATGCATTACCAATAAATGTGCCTTCAATAATGTCACGTAATCGGTGGCCGTTTTCACGTGTTTTTTTGGCGCTTTCATTAAATTTTTGAAACCCCTTACTGAAGCCATCTTTTACTTTTAGCAGCAATGAATGTTCCTTGGGAATTTGCTTAATTCGCTCGCTGAGATGTTTGAACATATTGGTGAACTTATCCTTAGCACGCAAAAACACGGAGCGCTCCTTAGGAACGTCCCGCACTTTGCGTGAGAAGAGGCCAATATTTTCATCGTTGATTTTAGACTTTAATGTCGTCATAACATCATGTGGAATCTCTTTGAGATGGTCAATTAGGCCGTTAATCTTTTCACGGATTGAGTTGCTTGAATTAGTGACTTGGTCTTTATACTCATTAAAGTTAGCTTTGGCTTCGTCCATCGCTTCCTTCTGCTTGGAAGCGTAGTTACGCCATTGTTCACCGCTTTCGCTGACCTTAGAACCCATACTAGTAGCAGCACGAACGGCTTCACCCATCGCTTGACGAGCGTTAGCAACCCCTTGGCTAATCTGATCCATAAATTTCCAAACAAATGTCTTCTCAACAACTGCACTCATTAATCGGCCTCCTCTCTGTCAGCCTTGGCTTCCATTAGTTTTCGATACATAGTCATTTGGGGCGTATCTGGTTGCCGTTCCTCAACAGTTCGAAAATCAGTTAGCTTGTTAATTTCATTTGTAATCTGCTCATCTGAACGTTCTACTACCTCATCCAACGGCTGATTAAGTTCAACCCCATAAGTTGCTTGTGGCATTAAACGAGCGTGCATCTGCTCGCGTTGCTGATTAAGCACGTTAACCTGATAGCCATGCCAAACAGCTTTAAACTCAGCCGGCGTTAACTGTTCTAATTGTTCCGGAGTTAAGCCGGCACTTCGGGCGTAACTAATTGCGGTGTACCAGGTTGCAGAACTTTGTTCAGCTTGTCCAGTTGTGTTTGTAGTTGTTCCATGCCCAATTGATCCTTGTTGTATTGGTCGCTGCCCTCTTTTTCCGAGTCCAACTTCTTCTGCATAATATCCAGAATCTTGTTGTACCCTTTGACAAAACTGGTAAGCTTCCGAGCTAAAAAATTGTCAGCATGTAAAGACTGAATGATATCCGAATAAGCAGCATTGGTTTTGTCATCGTCAGCGAAGATGGTATCTTCAAGAGCTTCCACCACTTTGTCACGACTAGGTTGAGAGCGCTTGAAGTAGGCCAAGGCATAATAATACGCGTTTACAATTTGCTCTGGATCTTCGTCTAATAAACCATCAACGAGGACATCAAATCCGTCGCGACCATCTGCACTAAGTTCTTTCTTTACTTGGTTAGCAAAAGCGTAATTAAGTTTAGGGGTACAAGTAGTGCCATCAATCATTAAATTTTCCATAGTTTATATCTCCTTTGTTACTTTCCAAATTGCGGTTTAATGGAATTATCATTATCAATCTTGGAGCTTGTACCAATATCCGTATTGTGGGCAAAATCAAACATCTTCAATCCATCCACTAATAATTGCGGGTCAATTTCTGACACATCTAATACACCATCTTGGGTATTGCCATCGATGTTGTAAGTGATATTAGCATGTAACAAATTGTTAACCGCTTCAGTTTCAGGTAGACCATTGGGCTTAGCCATACCAAATTCAGCTGGCACCGATTTCACATTACCATTAGCATCTAATTTTGCTTCGTTGAAGTCCATACGCCAAATACCCACTGCGACATCTTTTTCAACCACCTTCTTAAGTCCCTCATGGATTTTATCGCCAATTATCCAGTATGAATCAACGACAAAAGTTTCAGTTCGTGACCCAGATGTATGGACCACACCTTGCTTTAATTTAATAGCTGAACTAGCACGCGTGTTGGTTGTGCTAGAAGTCGCTTGTAACCCCAACATTTGAATTTGTGCTGCTTTATCATCCCAAGGAAACTTAATCCCGTATAAAATTTTGTCAGCATTTTTTGTTTGTAACTTTACTCCTGCCATGTAGTGTTTCCTCACTTTCCATAAACGAAAATATCAAATAAATAAGCCAACCGAGTTAACGGTCGACTTTCTAAACTGTTATCACTTAATTTGCGCATTGTCGAGCTATCATATCTAGCTGGCCATTCGGTTAGTTCTAACCGTTGCATCGCGTTGATAACTTGACGACCTAATGCGTATGCTTGACCAACATTAGCTACATCGGTATAGACATCGACAGCCACAGTACCTAAGAAGTAATCCATAACTTTAATGTCAGTTTGCTCTTGCTCATTCTGCAAGCTGACAACTACCTGTGGAAACTGCGTTGGCCGCTGCTGGCCGAAGTCATAGACTGGAACGTTCAATGCTCTCAGACATTGTTTCACGCTTAATAGCAAATCTTCTTCAGGCGACATTTACTCACTCCCCAATACAGCCAAACGCATGATACGGTCAAAATCATTCTCGAGCCGTGTAGCAATCTTTTCACCCGTAGGCTTCATAAATGGTTCGGCAGCCATTTTATAAGTGCCATATTCTACATAGACACCATAGTAATCAACGCCGTCTTGACTAGTTATTGGCTTCTTACTACCGCTACCAGCAATAGCTGCCAATGCCCGTTTCTGATCTGCGACTGTTGCCATTGGCATAACAGATACTGACTTACCATCGTCACTAATCTTGATCTCTAGCGACCCTTGCAAGGTACCCGTTGGCTCGTAACCAGACTTACCATGTCCAACTTGAGTGCGCTCTAAGCCTTGTGCAGCTTCTTTTTCGCGTGCACCAGCATTCTTGATAAATGCTTTGCTGAGTGCAACAGCTCGTTGATATTCCTTATTGGCTTCTTCTATAGCCTCTGGCATACCATTGTGTGCAAGCCTTCTAGCAGTCTCAAATAATTGATTAAAATAGTCAACGTCAATTGAGAATTTAACGGCAGGTATCTTGTCATAGTTATTCGCCATGTAGTATCACCTCATTGTGAATAATGTAGAACGCCGTTTGCTTATCATGCTGACTAACTTTTTGAATCTCATGCACCGTATCGTTAACACCTTCAACATATTCACCATCAAGGCCAATCGCATCGGCCTGATAACGTCCATAGACACGAATAACCGTTGCGTTGTACACCGTGCCATTTGGGGCAAATGTTAAATTGACCTGTTGCATATTAGCTGGCACTACTTGGCTTTGATAACTTACTTGATGATTAAGACCATTAGGGTCATCATCAGGAAGCTTAGTTAACAAATAAACTTTATCCGGATAGCGCATATTATCACCAACCAATCGCAGTAGCGCCACGAGTAGTATTAGATTGGCCATCTATCCAGGCTTGGAGATCTGGATAGTAAGGTGCTAGATCGTTAACGTTGAACTGAAAAGACAGCCCTTCTTCACTGTGTGACTTTTCACCCTCATTGTGGAACTTATTGAACTTAGTTACAGCCAAATTCTCTACAATGTAGTCTAATCCTGATGGCAATTCTGAAATTCTAACTGAGCGTCCCAGATATAAAACAATGGCTTGCTCTGCATGATCAATGTATAGTGTCAGTCGTTCTTTTTCACTATCGGTAGGAGCAATACCTAGTAGAGTAATGACATTTTTCAATGTCTTACTACTGTCCTGTGTGTCACTCATAGGATTCCTCCTGACTATTTACCAGTTTGTGGATCAGCCGTTGTTGACGGTACGATAGCATCAGCACTAGTTACAAACTGCGCCATTGGAATCAATTTATGATCGTAGACTTTTGACCAATTAGTGCCATCAGCTAAGTCAGTCATTGAAGGATAAGTTTTGCCTGGATTCTTGGTAACGAAGTTACTTTCATTCCAAGATAAACCTTGTGGTGCAAAGACAAACCGACGACGGTTAACAAGATAGTCGATCCCATGGTTTTTCAATGGATCACGGTTAGTTTCAACCGCATTAGTGACTGGCAATTCAGAATAACCAACTGCCCCTTGAGCAAACAAGTAACTCGTGTACTTGCCATTATCAACCGGTAAACTATCGTCAACTACAATTTGGACGCCTTTAATTTTGTCACCAGCATCAGGCGCTTGAATTGCCGTTGGTACATTACTATTGCCATTTAAGACGAAGGTTGAGTTATTCTTAGCGTCAACTAGGTTGGCATCTTGTAATTGACGGAGAATATCAGAATGAACCGCTACAATGGCCAAGTCTTTATACCGGTCACCCAGCAAGAAGCGGGCCTTGTTAAAGTTCTTTAAGCTGAACGTGGTATCAGTCTTATCAGTCGTAGTATCTAATTGATTGACACCTTTCATGCTGGTTGAACTAAATACCCCTGTGAGTGTTTGCAATAAGAGCTTCTCATAGACGTGTGACCAGTAGTCGCTGACTTGATCACCAATAGCACTTAATGGATCTGCTCCTGATAGTTCAGCCGACAAGTCAGTTGCACTCCAAGCTTGATCAAAGCCTAATTTGCGGGCTTGCGCTAAGTCAGTAGTAATCTTGTTGACTAATAGGTCCGTTGTGTCATCTGGCACTTGCGGATCGTCGTCAGCTAGTGGCTTAAACAATGGCATGTTGGCCACTTTGCCAGCACCTAATAATGCTGCAATTTGTGGAACGTTTTGAACGACGCCACTCGTAAAGAAAGCGTTGTTTTGTGTTGATTTTTCAGCTAAATAAGCACCCCAGTTTTCAGGGATTTGCATATCACTTAATTGGGTAATATTTCCGTTTACCATAATTCATATCTCCTTATTTTCCAACATAGAACGGCTGGCTAATGGGTTGGGCACTAGCAATTAATTGTTGAGCCTGTTCTTTGTCGGTATTATAAATTTCAGTTTGTTTTGTTAAATTCCAGCCATCTTTAGACCATGGATTATCAGTTCCTGCTTCTAGTGGTGAAGTATTGTTACTCCCAGTAGTGACGGCTTGCTTACCGGCCAATAACTTTTCAGTAGCCGCTTGAACTTGATCATCAACATATTTCTGTAATAAGCCTAGATTATCGTTTGTTGCATCTTCATCAGCACCCATAACTAGTGGTAACATATCAGGGCTAATCCCCTTGTCAAGCAACATTGACTTGGTCTTGTATTCCTGAATCTGAGTTGCTAATTCTTGATCGTGTTTAGCCATATCAGCCTCGCGTTGTTTACGATCAGCTTCAGCCTTTTGTTCAGCGGTCATTTTAGCCCGTTCTTCGGCCTGCTTTTGCGTATCAGCCAACTGCTTTTTAAAGTCAGCTTGCTGTTGATCAAGTTTCTTAGACCATTTAGCGTGTTGTTGCCCAATCAATTCATCAATCTTAGCTTGTTGTTCATCAGTAAATGTCACTGGTTCATCAGACGGCTTACCATCTTCAGGGGTGGTTTCCGGATTCTTTGGTTCTTTATTCATTAGATAACCTCCATTTAACGTCTGTCGACTCAATTCGTTTAACGCCCGTCGGCTAAAAAGTGCATAAAAAATAGACCTTTTAATGCCATGTCTAGGGCAATCAGTTATTAGTTAAGTTCACTTAGGACATCTTTGTAGTCCATTTGTACTGGAATTACATTGCAATGGCAACGTGGATGCAGCGGGGGAACGTTCATTCCCACTACAGCATCTTTGATCTCAACAATTGTTCCATCATGACCCTCGCAGTATTTGCAAACATGAGGATTATCACGGGTGACAATCTTTAGCTTGGTAAAGCCTAAATTGCTGTATTGCTTAGCACACTCCCGCGTCTGAGTTGCTTTGCTCTCAGTCACTAATATACGTTCCATGTCAGCCTTGGTTGACATGTAGCGTTTTTGCATTGCTGTTTCCCATAAATCTTCATTAGGATTAGGCTTGCCAGCAACACCTAGTTCTTTTGCAACAATTTTGCTAATGGAATTAGGGTTGACATGATTTTGCATTTGGAACTTGATAATGTTATCTAAGTCAATTGCTAACTTATTGGCATGTTTGAAGATTAAGTCTAGTGAGGTATTCTCAGGCTCATTTTGAGCGGTCACACGATACAATGCACGCCGTCGAAGCTGTGTATTGTACCCACCTAGTCCACTACCAGTTAACTTAGTTACCTGTTGAACGATATCTACCTGCTTAGATTGGACCAGTTTGTTAACCTTTAGTCCCATGTTAGCGATGTTCACGCGTGCTTGGGCCTGGGCTACATCTAGATTAGTTTTGTAAGGTAGATTATTTAATAACGTGGCTAAGACTTGTTCTTCCTCGCGATTAGCGTTCTGTTTTAAATCAAGGACCGCGTCGGTCAAATCTTTAATATCGGCCTCACTGGCGTTAGCATTCCAGTCCACATTCTCACGCAGAAAGTAAGTTAAATTCTTGACCTGAGAGTGATGGGAACTTTCAATCAACGCAAATAGTTGCTGAAATACTGGGTCTTTAACATCTAGTATTTTTGCTAAAGCATGAGCTAGCTTATTGATATCCACTAATTGTCAGCCCCCTTACTGTTCTGATTAGGTACTGGAGTTTTTTCGCCAGTAGCAAATATTTTGCCCAGCCCACCGTCACCTTGTGCATAGTTACTATCGCCTTCCTGAGCAGCTTGGGCATCTTCTTTAATGCGCTCTGCTTCAGTATCAGCATTGATTCCAGTAATTGGTTCAGCCATATCACGAATAGTTTCATCGCTGAATTTGCCAGTACCATTTAGCAATGTAATTAGTTGGGCAGTAGCGTCGTCGTTCTTAGGCAGATTTGGCATGAAGTTTGCTTTAATCATCGTATTCCAGTTGTCAGCACTAATTTGGTTGAGTGTTTGCCAGTAGTTAACACAAGCATTCAGGCGAGCGTGTAAGCCACGTTTAAACAACGTTTCCTGTAGCTTGCGTTCTTGATCACTGCCCCATAGTTTATACGACATAGCCACACCAGAGGCATTGGAAGCAAAGTTTGGATCATTAACATTAGGCGTATTAGTATACTTGTGAATTTCGTTGATAAGAAAGTTCGTATACGTTGACCAGCCAGCTGCATCATACTGCTTAGTTAGATACTTAGCGTCAGGTTGAATAATATGCTTGGCAGTGGAACCAACGCCGCCACTTGCCGCGAATGGCTCCAAATACCACATATGATTTTTAGGATCAACATTTGGATGAGCTGGTTCAATGATAATTGGCTGGCCATCTTGGCCAATTTTTTTATTACCATTCTCGTCCAGCAAATACTTAGGTTCTGTCATATTAGAGAACTTACCAGTTAAGACAATATTGGCATTATTGAAATCTTCCTGAAAGTCAGCCATCATCGATACACTTTTGTCCAGTGCATCTAGTTGGTCTAGTTCAGGTTCCCAATCACCTAGTCGTTCGTCATTGTTGCGATACTCGGTTAAGGGGACAGTATCAAAGAAGTGCGGCAATGTATCATCCAAGACTGCATTGGCAACGGGTGAATTAGTTTGAGGTAAGCCGCCCTCACTATGGAAGGTAAAAAGCTGACTATCAGTATAGACCTCATAGTGTTCGACCAATTGATTATCTAAGATACCAGTCTGATAATAACGGACACCAACTAGTGGCTTGTGATCGACAGTATCATCATAGATTACAAATGCTTGTTCGGGATCAACTCGAACTAGTCCCAGATCAGTCACTCCGTTTTTAACATACACGAGATCATAAGCTCGACCAGTGATTGATAAGTCCTTAGCTAGCTGCTGGTTGACATAGTCTGCGTTTGAATGACTAGTAAAGTCATTCAAGACATCTTGAAACTTTTCTGCCTGACTATCATCTACCTCTGTGTCATCTTGCAGCTTTAATTGAATAGGATTACCTATCAAATATCCAACTCGAATACTTGTCATATAACGAGCGAACGCTGCCGCTACTCGATTGTTAGCATGGTAGGGATTGTTACTATCCACTTGCTTTTTAATCGCATTGTTAGCTTGGTAGTAATCATATAATGTTTGCAGTCTTGAGACTTGATGATTCTGATGATGGTTAATAAACTGAGGGACAATCTTCATTAGCTCTAATGGCTGTTCTGCAACTGCTGTGTATGTGCCAACTGGCATCGTGTAATCCCGATTGGCTTCACGATCAAAGCGTCGCTTTCCATAAATACTATTAATAATCACTCACTCCCATCTGGCGGCCAATCGCGTATTGTTCGTCCCATTTAACACCTAACGAGCCATCATAATCTCCCATATATTGGCGAACTGCATAACGTAATGCGTCAATTGCGTGGTTATCTTGGTCTTTAGGCTTACTTAATGTATTGCCCATCCGATCACTGTCGAAAACATAACTATTCAACTCACGCCACAGGTTTTTACATTTAGGGTGAACATGAATTTGATATTGCCACAATTGATCAATGCCAGCCTCAACTGGCGTTTTCACGACGCTATCCGCATTGGTAATTCCTAAATCATTTAACTGAGCGGTTCGCTCGGAATTAGCACTATCTGCGTATATCCTAGCTCGCTCATAGCCATTGACTTTCAACCATTCCGCAATATGTGGTGTCGTTTGATGGTAGGTATACATCTCGTCGTAAACCCATAATTGCTTATTGCGTACATCAACAGCAACGGCCACAAAAGCGTTAGGATCATTGCTGAAGCCATAGTCCAGGCCAAATCCAGTTTGCCCACATTCTTGTATTTTGTCCATAGCGTTAAACTCAATTTGTTCAATGTTATCTTCAAATACCAGTCCTTCAGCTACACCCCATTCGCCATCAACAACTGTTTTAGCACGTCTAGGATTAGTTTGATATAAGCTATAGAGCCGCTGTTTATATTCGTCAGAAACGAACTCATTGCATCTAACTGTAGTGGTACGAACAAATGTATCATCACGTGGTTGGTCAAAAAACTCACGCTTTAGCCAGTGGTGCTCATTCCAAGGATTAAACGTGAGCGTTACTTGATAAAAGACTTGTGGATCATTCCCACGTAACGATTCAATCACCGTTTGTAACTTGCTAAATGATTCAATTTCATAGGCTTCTTCTACCCACAACCAACACAATTCACCAGTAGGGACATTAACTGAAGTTAGTTTTAATGGATCATCAAGTCCACGAAAGACGATTTTCTGACCAGTTGGCAAGTAAGTGATTTCTGGCAATGACTCGTTATACTTAAAGTAACGCTCTAAGTGAAAGTCATTAATAGCCTTCTTGCATTCCACGAAGGTGCTGGTCTTGTTAGTGTTGGCATTACGCCTTACAACCAAGATATTTGACCAATGATACTTAACTAACCGGTAGATTAAATTGTGAGCGGTGGTTACCGACTTCTTTGATCCACGACTGCCTTTAATCACTCGGTAAAAGTGATGATCACGCCAGAAATCGGTATAACCATGACCAATCGTCTTAGCTAAGTTAACTTTGATTTTCATTGCCTTGGATATCCTCCCTATCTGGTGTCAAATTATCGTTAAATACAATCCGAACAGTTTCATCAGTGTTACTTATCTGTTTGGCCTTAGCCTCCGCAATATCTGCATCAGCTTTAAGCTTGCGAATCTTTTGATCTTCAACATCTTTGCTATCATTTTTTAGTCGGCCACTTAACTTAAACCATAGTTCAGCAGCGGCCACCTGCTCCTTGGTAGAAGCTGGCGTTATAGTGGTCTCATCCGTCATGTACTCCATACGCGCTTCAATCGAATCATCACCGCCCGCTACTTCTTTAGCAAGATTATCAATCTTTACATAATGACGTTCAATCTCTTTGCCAGCACTGATACGATAGATGTTTTTTAGCACTTCGTCAGCTTCCTCAGACTCACGTTTTTCAACGTTGCCAGTCTTTTTAATGATATATTCATGAATTCCAGTATTTTCCAGTAATTGTTTAGTTGCGTTCCGAGCTGTACCCTTTGCGTAGCCTGCGTTTATAGCCGATTGATAGGCGTTGTTAGTTTTAATGAATTCATTAGCAAATTTACGCTGTTTGGGCGTTAACTTTCGTTTCATTACATACCACCACACCTCCATTTTTAAACCAGTCGAAATCGACGGGTTTAGAATTAACCTTTATTTTCCATTTTAAATCCATCGCCCTGTAAAGCTTGATATACCGGCTTAGTTTTATTTTCCAAATTAAAAACGCCACACCGTTTGGCATGACGATTTTTATGCTCTGACCAATTGCATAAGTCATGTTCTATCTTACGGTCAATCGGCCATTGTAGGCCCTCAGGCGTCCGCTTAATACCCATTACGACCACCAGCCTTCATGACGGCCAATAATCAAACAAACCTCGGCGGCAACTGCCACCAAGATAATTATCCATGTTGACATCGCTGCCACCTCCTTAATTTTATGTAAAATAAAAACGTCATGCAATAACATGACGTTAACGACCTACTCGCCCCTCTTAGCTCGTTCCCACTCTAAGTGTAAATACAGACTCAGCCATTCAGTTACCTTATTAATTTTTTCGAGTAAGATAGCTCTTTCTACATCGTAACCAGCATATCCTTCACTTTGGCGTCCAAGATCAACAAAACAACGTTTTAAAATAAAATTTTTTCCTTCATTATCATTAGAAACCAATATCTTTTCTACAACGTTCCAGCATTCATCTACAGGAGTTAAATCACCGCTTATAATATTTTCATCAATTATAATACAAAAATCTGATACGGATTTCCTAGCATGTTGCAACTTGTCACTGCCGAAAATTTGCTTCAAATGACCGTCACTCAACTTGTCATCAGCAAAATACAAACTTAATAGAGTCACATTCTTAGTAACGTCTTTGCTTCTACTTTCGCCATTGTCAGTAATCATAACATTATCAACTAGTTCGCTATATGCCACTCTAACATTTTCAATCCATTTTATACGACTTTTCGATTTCAAATCAGCATTAAACTGGCGCCGCCGATCCCAAGCATTAAATGTCAACGTTGCTATAGCAAGTACCGATGTAATTCCAATCCATAAAAACTTTCCATCTTTGTCGACAAAGAAAGTGGAAAAAATAGGGTTATGCCAAATATTTATACATTCTTTCAAAATCCATAATTTTATAAATTTACACAAGCCATAAACGTTCCACGGGTTTGTTGACAATAGTAATCCAAATATGACAAAAATAATGAACCATGCGATAATATCTTCTTTTTTCATAATTCCTCCACACTAATCTAACTATACAAAAACTCCCGCTAAAAAGCGAGAGCAGTTTGAAGGATTTTAGTTTGAACAATCAAAGAAATTAGTGAGTATCTAGGCTGCTAAACTAATAAACTATGCCGGCGGCAGAGAGGAGCGCATCACCCCTTATAAATCCGCCGGCTACACAGATAGCTGGATTTGAACCAACATAGACGGTTTTGGAGACCGCCATCTTGCCAATTAGATCATATCTGCTTAATAGACGGGCCATCATATCAACTTAATCAAGGAGGCAATACAAGCTGTACATCTGCGCCCGTCTAACGTAGCCTGCTGGACTTGAATCAGCGACAACCTGATTAACAGTCAGGTGCTCTACCAACTGAGCTAAGGACACTTGAAGTTAGGCTAACAAGCTGGGGTGGCTTACCTAACATTCGATAATACTAATTTACTCCCCTTTTTGCGCTCTGTGGAACGGATTATGACGGATTGTGTACGAATAATAACGGATTCTGTCGGATTATGACGGATTTTATTTGCTGGCTTCAACTCGCAACTCTCGTGGATAAATTTCAGCAAACTTCAACCGCGCTTGTTTCAACTTGTCATTAAACGTTGTCCGTGCTAACGGGTAACCTTCTTTTTCAAACGCTTGCCCATACTTGATGCAACACTTATCGGTCGAGAAGCCATCTAAATACTTCCATTTCAAGATGGCTGAACTTTGTGCTGACTTTTCATCAGTATCTGCAACAAAGTCGACCGCAGTTTCTAACAATGTCATCTCTTTTTTTACCCATTCCTGATCCTGTAACCTTTTGTACATCGCTTCTTCGGTGCCATTAATATTAGTTTCACTACGTGGCATTCCATCATAGGCTTGCCCGCTTAATGCAAATAGCTTCAATCTTTTTTGTTCCGTCTTCAATTGTTGATACCGTTTTAACTCTAGATCAACATTATCCTCAGTCGCCTCTAAATCATAATTTTTAAATACTTCGTTAACCAAAGCCGCCACCCCTTATTTTGACTATGCTATAATTAGTTTATTCGGAATTAATCGTAGCGCGGTCAGCGATGGCGGCGTTTTTTATATGTTATACTGACAACGGTCATTCGAGTGGTCCTGTGACTGGTCGCCTTAGTAGGCGGCTTTTTGTTTACTCTCGTGATCACTCAACTCCATAATGTCAGCAATGAAGTCCTGACCAATTTGCGCCTGTTGCTCAGTTGTCAGTGCCGCGTTCATTTCCAGGTTGGCAACTGTGGCTTTCTCCCTGATTGCTTTGGCGTATTCGCTGTCAGTCATGTTCTTCCTCCACCACATATCCGTCTAGCCACGCTCGGGCAACCAAGTCTTGATGTTCTGCATATCTTCGCTGGTTAAAGTCATAAGTCCCAGGTGTAAGTTCTATCCAGTCTCGCACTTTTTCAGGTTGACGTTCATAGCAAAGCATGTCACCAACCGAAGTACCATCGTGTTTGCACTTTTCAACCCAATCAGCTACTGCTTTTGGAATCACCGGTAGCTCGCCATACTGTTGCTCATATAAAGCATTCGGGATAATCCAGTGTGAACCATCCGCACCGGTTGCAATCCAGTCACCCCATTCAAGATAGCCGCTACATAGCATGCTATGACCTACTTCATCGTGAGGGTGCCACATTCCACCACTTAGCGAATAGATTTCGTACTTATCAAGTAATCCGGTTCCTAATTCATCAATTCTCTCAACGCAAACTGGTCGTTTCAAATAAACTTTAATCATTCGTGTCCGCCTCCAACATCTCCGTGTGCGTAGTCCATCGCATCGCTTACATTGCCAACACCGCCTTCGCCTTTGCACCACCTGATGTGTTCGTCAATCTCTTTTGGAATAACTGGCAGATCATCTGGAAGGGCGGCGGCGTAACGGGCACGAATCTCTCCGACCAGATCAGCAATATATTCGTTACCGAATAGAGCAGTATCAGGAAGAACGTCCTCAAGTTCGTTCACGGCTTCATCGAACACATCCCGCTTCGTCTCATTGCTCATCGTCAGTCACCTCTTCTAGTACCTTACGATAGCTGCTTGTCACTTTGTCCCACGCTCTAAACTTAATCATCGTCGCCATCTCCAATCATCTGTTAGAACTCGATAGTTCCAGCGCTATCACAATCCATGCTGCAACACCGATAAAAGTAACCCCATGCCAAAATCCGTCTAAGAAGTTTCCAACGATCATGACTAAAATAAATAAGGCTATCATGCCAAGCCCAATTTTATTTTTAATACTCATATTTAATCCTCCCCGAACGCTTCAAACGCCCGCTTGCGTTCCTCGTTAGTTGGTTTCTTGATCAATATTTCCATAGTTAAAAACAATTGCTCCGTTCTCCTTACTACCAACTAGCTTTAAAGTCTGTCCTGATTTACGATTTAAAGATACGTCCATGACATGCCGAATACTCTTACCCGTCCAATACACACCGGCTACTTTTTTAGATTTCTTCGGTTGACAAAAATGTCTAGATACCTTAGTTTCAGTATTTGTTCCCATAAAAGCGACTTTATGGTTCTTAATATCAACGTATAATTCTATGAATTGTGCAAATTTAAGTTCTCTGCAAAAGCCCCTATTAAACGTTACACTGCTATCTGTTACCTTAATTGTCGGTGTTGAACCCATACCATTAGTAGAACTCAGGTCAACCGGCTTAAATCCATTTAATATTGTCATTATTCTTCGCCCTCCATTGATTCTGCCATCGCCATAACCAGTGGGTAGTCTTCCCACGCTACTTCCGACTCATCTGCGTAGCCCATAGCCTCACAGGCCGCTTGTATGGCCCATGCCGGTATTTCAGCATCCATATCTAATCCCCCTTGTCATTCGGGTCAACGTCATACCAGCCCTTAGCGCACATCAATTTCCAGCGATAATCATCGCTCTTGATCACATGATTTAAGTGGTCACAACGCTTAAAAGCGGCACTATATTGTGCGTATATTTTGGGGTAGTTTTTCATAATTTCGCCCTGGAAGGTCAGGACAACCATGTAGGCCACTACCGCTTCTTTACCCAATACCATTGATAAACTTGTCATCCTTGTTCAATCTCCTTAACCTCAATCTCAATCCTCGGTTGCCGGCCATAACGTTTACTAGCGACAATATCTGTTATCAGTGCATCATCTTGCCAGTAAATACCGTGTAATGCGTCAAGAAACGACTTGATATAATTGTCTAAATCTGGCTTAACGACTGGTAAGTGTTTGCCGTCAATCCGGCGCTGTTTTTCGACCTTAGACAAGCTTTGTTGTACCGGTCGATAAAATACCAAGGTAACTGCCAAACTGCCTGACAACGGCTGATGTCGATACGTGAGCATGGCTTCCTCAGCGATAGCCTGCTTGAATTGCTTGACTGCTTTAGGATCATACAGCCGAATCGATCGACCATAGTGCGTTGCTCGCGGTCGTTGCTGCTGAACTGGCGTCAGCATGAAAGTATGCTTAATCATGTTTATTTTTCAGCCCCGGTACCCAACTAATGTAATAGCCATTAACGACCCCGTTAGACATACTGGCCTGTCTAATCGAAAACTCTGGGGCGTCAATCTTCTCGCATAATCGTGCCAGTGTTTGATAGGCGATCACTTCATCAGGATTGTTATACTTCTCAGCACGCCAGTAATCGTTAGTCAGTGGCAGGCTGTATTTATGGACTAAATCCTTTACCCGCTTGAATTCAATTGCCGTACTTTCGGATATCTGTCTGAGAGAATGTTTGCCATGCTTATGTGCTTGCCGAATGGCTTTAATATCTTCACGTTCGCCCTGCTTCGGATCTTGTTTCATACTAGCTAAGTAAGCTTCATCACTGCGTACATTAGTCCCAGGCTTAACCAGTCTAACCGGAAACGGCCATTCACCAGATTTGTAGTTATGTTGCGCGAGCTTAAACATTTCCGGTTCGGGCCCGATTGCTAGTGGGTGATCGATATCGGGTAAATCAGCGTTAATTACTAGCACCTGTGTTTCAGTCATGCACTCACCTCCGAAAGCGGAATAATCTTTTTCAACTTCACTAAGCTTTTATCTAACACGATAATTTCCTGCTCACTACGACGTAGAAAGAGTGCTAATACATGATTCTTCTTAACCCGGTAAACAGAGATTTGATTAACCTTGTGTTCTTTTGCAAAATGCTTAGCAACAGTGGTATCTAGCGTATACGCAATCCAATCAGATTCGTTAGGTCGGTGAGCTCGATATAATGTCAGTTTATTGGGCAAATTATCAAAAGCTTTTAACTCACTGGGCTTCATAATGCCAATAGCTTTATTAGGCCGCTGACTTGCAAATAAGGTTTTCCATATTTTTAAATCAGAATACTCGGTATAACTGACCCACAAGGTCGATAAGAAAAACCAGTAACCATAGTCACTTAACTCTGAACTATGTGCACTAAAATATTTAATTGCTGCTGGTGTTCCCTCATAAGCAAGTATTTGCTCAGCAAACAAAGCATCCTTTTGATTCCATTTAAAAGCTGTTGAGATATCATCTATCATGCGCTCACCCCCGTTTGCAATCCTTGCCTAGCTTGCTCTAGATCAATAAAATACTCGGCTGGTTTACCCCAACATTGGTTCAAATCAAAATTTAAGCCATCCCGCTGATATTCAATAATTAAAACCTCGAGTGCAAATAGCTTGTACTCATGAGCGCACACCTCATCTTGCGCACTACCGCCGGTCTTTAAATGCCGCTTCATACGCTGCTTAGTCCAGTGCAATGCGGCCGGTTCATAGGCATGGTTAGCGGCTAACTTGACTAATTGATTACCCCAATTCATTTAGCTTCCTCCTGACTGTTCATGAACGCTAGGAACGCCTCGTCGCTCATATCGTCCTGCTCGTTATCGCTTGAGCTTGGCTTAGAATCCGCCTGAGAAGCGCCGTTTTGCATCCACTTTGGCGTAACTTCTTTACGGCGTGGCTTTGAATAGCCACTAGGTTTTCTTTCGCTCTTCATGCGGTCGTCATGATTAGCAGCGGCCTTTTTAGCCTGCTCTAACGTCGTAATATTTCGTTTCTTCCAGCCCGCAACAATTGCACGAACGTATTTCAAACATGCATTAGATCCAATCTGATGTTCTCCAGCAACCCAAATTGCATAGGCAATCACCTCAGGCTTGAACTCTTCCAGCCATTCATCAATCTCAGGTCGGGCAATACCATTTGGAAATCCCCACAGGTTGGTCCAATCGTTAATGACCTGCTCGCGCGTCACGCCCGCGTCATCATCATAATTATTTACTTTACTTTTATTTGATTTACTTTTATTTACTTTACTTTGTGTATTAATGTCGACATTAACTACACTTGTATCTTTATTAATGTCAGCATTAATCCAATATTTAGTTGGTTTCTGTGATTTGCGACGTTTAGTAGCATCTTCATAGGTCTCTTGGATACGCTGGCTCGTTAATACCTTAGCCGAATTGAACAGTTCCTCGCTAAAGGTTCCATAAGCAATCAAGCGGTTAACGATTTGATTAGCTAATTCAGGTGATACGCCTTCAATTCGATTAGCTAACTGCATCTGTTTCAATTTATTCCACTGCAAGTAGTATCCATTTTGGTACACCGCAGACAGCAGATAAATCATAAACAGAACACCTTTCGGTCCAAACTCGCCCATAATGGCTTCTGTCTTGTCGTTTACAGCAAAATCAACGTCTAATGGGAAGTAATCCAATCCCTCTTTTACTGGACGGGCCATCTCGCACCTCCTGTCCTTATTGATGGGCCTCTCACCCATTTGGTGGATTCAGTCACTGCTGTTCAAGCCAATTCTGTTTAGTCAATCTATGAGTAAGTCGTCTGCACTAACGACGCTCTCTAACTTTTTGGTACTACGACAATAAGCACAATGTCCGCATTGGATAGGATCTGCTTCGCCTTTAATGATATCTTGAAGATGCTGTTGAGATTCCAATACCTGGTTCATAGCATTAGTAAGTCGGTACTCCGGTAAATCAATAGCCTGCTTGTCTGGTGGATCCTGTTTGCTTACTGCCACGATGTACGGCTTACACGTCACACCAAATTGCTGCTTAATCAACTCTTGATAGACTGCCATCTGAAGTGGGTAGTTATACGCATATACAAACGATTCTTTCTCACGAGTTTCTGGATTCCAATACACCTTGTATATGTCAGCGGTCGTCTTTAGATCAACGAAGTAGCCTTGTTTCAAGTTGAGGCAATCAATCTTGCCCTTCCAGGGATAACCACCGATTTCACCAGTAACAATTACTTCCTTATCGCCTTGATATAGTAAATTGAAGTCATGATCATTAGTAAGCGACTGAATCATAGCATTAGCGACCTTAAAATCACTCTTTAGTTGCCCTTTAGTAGGGCCGCGTTTTGAAATTGATTCTGGATGCTCATCTTTAAACTTTTCGTGTGCTTGCTTGCTTTCAAAATAACTATGAAGCCAATTGCCAACTACTAAGGCCTTAGCGTCACGAACAGGTTGCCATTTACCAGTAAGCTCGGCTAACGCTTCTGCTTCACAGGCTAAAAACTTCTTGAACCATGTTGCTGACATAAATGATTGATCTGTCCAGCGATCGTAATAGTTAGCTGGCGTCAAGGTCTCCGAGGTTGTCGAAGAGGTTTTGCTGGTCGACTTCGCCTTTGACAGGTTCTTGATCATTGCTTGATGCCTCCTTTACAGCCGTTCTAACGGGTTCTTTAGCTGGTTCGGCAGATTCTACCTTCTCGGCTTTATTCTCTGCTACGTCAGCTACTAGTGACCGCTTAGCCGGTGTTACGTCTTTTCTTTCGTCATTCTCATATTCGTTGCTAGTGGTTTCGTTAACTGCTTTTACAAATAAATCGTTGTCTGAGCTTGAATTAATATAGAACTTAGCAGCTCGATTAATTACAGTCCGTTTAGCCATCTCTTCTGGGAACTCGTTTTGAACCTTCTTCGTCTTAGCGTGGCTCCAACTGATGTCGATGTCCTTTTTTGTCATAACCGTGTATGTCCGGTTCCCGTTGATGTCTTCGATCCATGCAAAGGCCCCGATAATTGGCTTATCTAGGTTCTCAAAGCTTGGCTCGAACTCTTTAACCACCAACACTCCATCTTTACCACCAATCTTGAACGTGTCGTCTTTGTGGACAACCTGTGCCTGAATATCCTTAACGTTTGAAAGACGCTTTACAACGCTAATTGAGCCAAAATAGGAACGCTGCATGACTAACTGGTTACCATAAGGAATGAAATAGCATTGGTTTTTAGCTGGGCTCAATCCTTGAATTGCCATGTTCATTAACGCCTTGATAACTGATCCTTGGTCACACTTATCAAGTAATGGTTGGCCCTTAGACGTATCACTCAAAATCAAGTAAGCACTGTTTAATGCATTCCCTACTGAATAATCAGGTGGTAATGACAAGCCTTCATTATTCTTCATATCCTCAATATTGTTATTAACCATCGTAACTAGCTCATTACTCATGCTTCTTCCCCCTCTGATACCCAGTGATAGCCCAGACGTGTCATCATCGTGTCCGTGTCGATGTGTACCAGTAGCTCGTCCCATAGACGGGACTGACCAAACACATCAATCAACCATTGCCAATTAGGTTCCTCACCTTGATCTGGATACAACACACTTACGTCAGTCGAACCGAAAGTGACGATACAAATGGCACTTAACATATCGGCCTGCATATCAGTCGCCCACTGCTCAAAGTCATTGTTATCAATGTAATCTTGAAACAACTGTGCTTTGTCGAACTCGTCACCATCGTAGCAATAGTGATCTGCGTCAAGTACCCAGTCACGTGAGTCGTTACGTTGCTGCCAATGCTCGTTTAAACCTGCCTGTGCTGGTATCATTTCACCCACCTCCGTACTAAACGTTGTCTTAGTGACTGTTTCGGAGTACAATAGAATTCGAAAATAAAATTATTAAGCGTCTTAGCTGCACGGGTACTACCAATACTCGAGCAGCTTTTTTCGTACTCAAATTTAGGCTTTAGCGATACTTTGCGTACTTCCAATTCGTTCGACCTCCTTAAATGTGCCAAAAACATTATTCAATTCTTCAATTGTGATTTGCTTGTAAAGCACGTTTCCAATCCGGAATGTAAATTTCATCGTCTTCATCTCCTTAAATTCCAAACCAACTAGCAACTTCATGACGCTTGAACCACAATGCCGTTAACGCGCAGCCTACTAATGCTCCTTCAATCATTGCTATTTCCTCCTTACGCTCGTATTTGATTGTCGGCCATCCACTTTTCTAAAGCTTTTTGTGAAAATGAATCTTTTGTACCCTTCTTGAAATGTGGGAATCCAGGCTGATAGTAATAAAAATCTTTTAATGTATCCACACTGCATCCAAGCATACTGGCGGCTTGCTGTTGGTTTAATCCCTGATCCGGTGTGTAATACTCCTTTACCAGCACTTCCAGTTGTGGCATGATTCTATCGGCTACCGCAACAGCTACAGCATCGATAAACTCAGCGTCGTTTTGCATTGAGATCATCATCTCTATCACTCCTTCCTATGTTTAACGACTCCATCTTTAAACCATTTTTTCATTCGCTGTTTAAGCTGATCTTGCATAGACAAATCAAAGCCACGACACACGTATGCGATTAGGTTTAACAAGTAAAGCACTGCATCAAAACACTCAGCGACTAATTTTTTTGGATCATCAAAGTCATTTGGCTTCAAATCCTCTTTGGGTATCGTTAGTTCATCAAGTGAATCCTGAATAGCCGCTAGTGCTTGGCTTAATTCCGGCATAGTTTTAACAGCCATTGCTAATGGTTCCTTCATAATTCGGTCGCCATCAATCACTGGCGTCGTAACGCCGACAAATCGATGTGCCAATTCAATTGCAAAGAATTGATTTTGATTAGGTAATGCTGCTAGAAATGCTGGTACTGATTCTATTCGAATACGTGCCTGATCATGCCTTTGTTTGTAAATAAGCGTTACTGAGTAGCCTACCTTGCCGCTCAGTTCAATAGGCGCTACGCTGTTATGATTCATTACATCAGTCAACGTGCTACCTGCAAATACTGAGCTAGACTGTGTTGACATTCCATCACCACCTTTCAGTTTTATGGGTTTAACCTGAATTAAAAACGCCGGATAATATAATTAAGAGTTAATCATCTCGTAAAATTCGTTCCGGTCCCCGTCGTGAATCATGCCTATCAGTTCTTGAAGCTCGCCTTCCGACATCCAGAATGTCTTAGCATTGATTAGACTCGGTGACACTGCCGGGAGCAGTTCGATGATTGAATCGACAAGTTCACGTTTGTGATTTTTAATTGCTTGCATGTTGTCTTCTCCGTTCTTTGAAAATTAAATATTGGCTTTTAACGACTCGAATACTCGACGTACTCCATCAATTTTGCTTTCGTTAGTTTGATAAACATTAGACACACCTAAATGGAACCTTTGGACCATTTCGTGCAACTTCTCTTGCATAACTTCCATTACTCGGTCACCTCCACTGATAATTCATCTGTGGAAACTCCCAATGCACGGGCAAGCTTTTTCGCCGTCTCGTATGTCAAATTAGTACCTGACTCAATTGCGCTGATCGTCGTTTGCGGTACTCCACTTTTATCAGCTAGTGCTGATTGGCTGAGTCCCAGTTTCTGCCGCAATTCTCGAATCCTTAATGTGTAAGTCATTTGGTATCTCCTTTCCAGCCACTAATATATTGGTAACTCGGCCATATAATAACTAATATATCGTTACATGTCAACAATATATTGGTAAATATTTTTGTTATTTACTTTAGAATGAACTTAACAATATATCGTTAGGAGCTCATAACATGAAAACCGATGGAGAATTTGTTTCCGAACATTTAATGGAATTAATAACTCAACAGAACTTAACTATTAATCGTGTTGCAACATTAGCTGGGCTGAACCAGTCGACTGTAAACGCGATGTTTGAAGGGAGAAGTAAGCGTCCAACAATTACTACAATCCGTAAGGTATGTGGCACCCTCGGTATCAGCGTTCACGACTTCTTCGACTTCCCGCCTTACAACGAGGTGGAAAAATAATTTCCATAGACTTCTCACTTAAAAAGGTGGTAAAAAAATGTTAACAGCTACGATTCATTTTTTAGATGGTGAAACACTAACGCTAAACGTACATGACTTTGTTTGGGGTATTCGCACTGCGCCAATTAATGATCGTCCTAAAAAATTTTCTAAAAAGAACTGGGAAAAGATAACGTACGATTTTCCTAATAAAGACGAAATTAATGGTCCGTTTGAACTGAACGAACATATTAAGCTAGGATTAGTGCCAAGTATCACCAAACTTCTAAACAACTACACTTTCTTTTTCACTGATGATGACCCTGGCACCGGGTTTGCCAGCTCCAAAGTGGTAAAGATTGTCAGTCATTAACGTTTAATCCGAAGAGTTGCTATTTGCGATAGCGGCTCTTTTACTTTTCATTGGCTTCATTTTGTCATCTCCTTATTTACTCGTATTGTGTACTTTATCTTCAAAAAAATAAGTCCATTTAACACGTTTTTTTTCGATATATCGTTCATTCTTACAGCCATTTTCTTAGCTCTACCAACACTTGGTGTTCTATGCCCTTGTTCGTAAGACGCTAAAGTTGTCTCTGGCATATCGAGAAATTCAGCAGCCTTTTTTTGCGTTAGTCCGTTGATGTCTCTCCACTCTTTTAACCAATGACGCATGTTAACACCTCCTAACTAAGTAATACGTTTCGCGTACCTTTGATGCTTATTAATATAATACAATTCGCGTACTTATTCAACAAAAAATACTCTAAACGAGTATTTTTTATATTTCTGTACAAAATACGCATTATGCGTAGTAATCTTATAATTAATTGAAGGAGGCCTATCAATGTTTGCTGAACGCCTTAAAGAATTACGAAAAAGAGAAGCTGGTCTAACGCAAGAGAGATTAGCAATGCAATTAGGCATGGCCAAAACAACACTGGCTTCCTATGAACAAGGAAAACGACAGCCCGATCTTGAAACACTTTCTAAAATTGCAGATCGTTTTTCCGTGACAACTGACTACTTGCTTGGAAAAAATGGCACGCCAAAATGGGCAACCAAGAAAGATACCATTGACCTGAAGGATTTTCTTGAAGCAAATGAGGGTTCGATGACCTATGGGGGTGAAGATCTTACTGAAGAAGAAAAACAACAAGTGCGTGTGGCAATGGCAACAATATTCTGGAAACGCCACAAGCATGATTAGGAGTTGTACTTATGGATAGAGTAAAAGATATCGTTAAAGCTATTGTCAATCGTTATCACACAGCGGACCCGTTTGTAATTGCGGAAAAGCTTAACATACAAGTGGAATGGTGTGATTTTGGGGCAATGCCTCTGGGTAAAAATGCTTATGACAATAAAGAGCCTATCATACTACTCAATAATTCTATTAAACACACGCCTACACAGTATTTCATACTCGGTCATGAGCTGGGACACGTTATATTCCATGAGGGGCTGATTGGGTACTACACTTCCGTTAAACATGGACATTCTAAGTTTGAACGTGAAGCTGATGAATTTTCAGTTGGATTGATGGGAATGTTGTTTATTGAGGAGAATGGCCATATTCCCTATTCATACAGAGAACTGTCCTATCAATACGGGGTACCATTCGACGGAGATTAATATCAATTAATTTGGAGGAATTTTCATGTCACTAGGTGACTTATTCAGAATAAGCGAATTTAAAAATACTATTCAAAAATCAAAAGTGGAAATTGTTCAATTAGAGGAAACCATTGATAAGCTGAAAAACCAGAACGACATTAAGCTATCATTACAGCAAATGAAGCCTGAACAACTTGAACAACTCATTAATTCTAAACGCAAAACACTTGATGAATTAGACAAACAGATTGATCTCGCTGACAAAAAGCGTATCAATGCACTATCTGAAATTGAGAAACAGTCTGACATGCTTAACGAAATAAAAGCCGACATTAGTGACCTTTCTCCTGATTTAGAAATGAGTTCATATGGCCTGTATCAACCGCAATATGACTTTTCTGATTCCTTAGGCTACAAGGACAGATTGCAAGAAATCCGTGATCAACAAAAAAATCTAATCAAAAATAAAGCTGCTTGTATTTTTAACAATCATTGGCAAGTCAACGGAAGCATAGCACAAGGAAGAAAGATGAATCGTAATAATATAAAGGCCATCCTTCGTAGCTTTAATAACGAATGTACAGATGCTATCAACAAAGTATCATATTCAAATTTTGATCGCATCAAAACAAGGATCATTCGCTCATTCAATCAGCACAATAAAATGTATGAAGTTGTTGAAATCAGCATGGTCAACAATTACTTACAGCTCAAATTGAAAGAACTTCATCTAGCTTTTGAGTACCGACAAAAAGTTCAAGAAGAAAAAGATAAGCTTCGTGAACAGCGAGCACGGGAAAAAGAAGAAAAAGCTTTGCAACGGGAAATTAAAGCTCAACAGAAAATGCTTAATAAACAGATCGATCATTACTCAAAAGCAATTCAAGAACTTCAAGAAAGACAAACTGAAGATCCTCGCAACGAGGGATTAATAGCCGAAATTGAAAAATTAAAGCAAAAACTAACACAATATGAAGATAAAAAGGCAGCGGTGGATTATCGAGAAGAAAACGCAACCGCCGGATATGTTTATATCATCTCTAATGTTGGGTCGTTTGGTAAAAATGTCTTCAAAATTGGTGTAACCCGCCGCTTAGATCCAATGGATCGTATCAACGAGCTCGGAAGTGCTTCGGTTCCATTTAAATTTGACGTACATGCATTAATATTTAGCGAAAACGCATACCAATTAGAATCTGAACTACACCAGCGTTTTTCACAAAAGCGTGTCAATATGGTGAACAACCGTAAAGAGTATTTTCACATTTCTATAAACGAAATTGAAGATGAATTAAAAAAATACAGTAATTTGACTGTAGATTTCAAAGAAGCTCCTGAGGCTGAAGAGTATCGAGAGAGTTTAGCTATTAGCACAGAATCAAAGCAATAATGTTATTGAAATTGGATTTGGGGAAACATTAATTTGGAAGGATATTAGGATGAAAAAGAAATTGATTTTTAGTGCCCTCGTGTTAGTGGCTTTAACGCTAGGGGCTTGCAGTAATACTAAATCATCACAACAAAACGGTGAATCAGCTTCAAATAGCGTTGCTGCCAAGAAGAAAGCCTCCGCTAAATTGAAATCCAAGAAAAAAGCAAGTTCAGAGAGCAAAGCTGAATCTGAAAGCAAAAAGAGAGTTGCTGAATCAAGCAGTAAAGCTGAATCTGAAAGCAAAAAGAGAGTTGCTGAATCAAGCAGTAAAGCTGCCTCTATTAGGGTGGCTAAGGCAAGTTCAACTAGTGTAGCACAAGCTAATTCAGCCTCACAAAAAGCATCCAGCTCTTCAGTAGCTACTAGTTCATCTGTTAATCAAGAATCCTCGACTAATGAAAATGGCTCATCAATTTCAATGGATGAACATACACTAACAGGATTTTTAAATAAATACGGAGTTTCACCGGTGTTATATAAAATACAGCACGGAATGTCTGAAAAGGAAGCTTTTGAAACTACACCGGATTCAATGAAGAGTTCTGGCGAACTACAAACTCAATTCTTAAAATACGGAATAAAATAACCAAACAAAAGTCCTCCTTGGGCTTTCACGCGAGCGTAGTTCAACGGTAGAACGGTTCCTTTAATTCAATATAGCCTACCTTCCAATGCAGGTTCGACTCCTGCCGCTCGCATTGTAACAAAAAAAGCACATCTCAAAGTTTGAGATGTGCTAGATATTGAGGTGTTTAAACCAATGAATAACTCGAATGATAAGCTGCATGGTAAAGACTATGCTTGGCTGGCAGTGGAAGCTGCTGTTGCGTCTATCCCAACGTTTGGATCAGCACTGCAAACAGCTTATTTTGGATCTAAAAACGAAAAAAGATTCAAACGAATTGAAAGTTTTTATAATCATCTTAGTGAAGAAGTTGAGAAGGTAAAAGAACAATTGACGAGTTCCGATGAAATTTCTATGTATTCGGAACAAATTTCTCAATATATGGAAAAAGTAAATAATATAGTTGAATCCGATCCAACGTTGGCAAAACGTTCAATGCTTCATAATGGATTCTTAAACATTTTAAAATCACCATCGAAAATTGATTGGGTTCAAGAACAATACTTCATTTCAATTGTTCCACAGATCGATTTAACAGATTTACAGTTATTACAGATGACAAAAAAACTAGATCAGGAAAAATGGGCTCAAATCAACAATGTAGTTGAAGCTTTCAATAATCAATTAGATAAATTCTACTTAACTGGCTTATGTGAACGCTTAACTAATTTAGGGCTTTTCGAAAAGAGGTATGGAAGTATTAGTATACAATCTGATGGGACAATTATTGACACGTACTATAGAATCACTGACCTAGGAAGAAGTTTTTTAAGATTCACTATGGAATCGCCAATCGCAAAAGATCAAAGTGCCAGCAATTAATATCCAGATATACCAATATCTAACAAAAACTTGTAATGATGATAAAACCCATAAACATTCAATAAAATTATGCATTCAATTGCCCCCAATTTTCATAAAATATTTTGTTTAAGTATACATCGAACGGCCGTTTGCTACAATTCAAAATTACGTCTCCCTCCATTTATGTAATACGCTATATTAATCTAATAACATTATACCAAATCCGGAAGTTGGTTAATGTTTTTTTGCGAGTGTAGTTTAGTGGTAAAACGACAGCCTTCCAAGCTGTAGTCGCGGGTCCGATTCCCGTCACTCGCTTATACCCCATTATTGGGGTATATATTTTGAGCTCAAAAGAACATACGTTCAAATACTTTTAATTGGAGGAATGATGAGTATGCCACGACAATGGAAATCTTTAAAACGTCACCCTGGAATCTACGAATATGAAACAAAACGAGGGAAAAAATATGGGATTCGCCGTTCTTATACCGATATTAATCATAAATACCGCACTTGGAGCAAATCTGGTTTTTTGACTTGGCGAGATGCTGATATTGAATTAAAAAAATTCGAAGTAACACTTGGAACTGGGCAAATCACCGCATCAATTTCAGACGCAATTACACTTCAAGCTTACTTTGATAAAGTTCTAAAGCGAAATATCGACTTGAACCTTTGGCGACCAGCTACCATTACTCAGAAAAAAAACTACTGGAACAATCAATTAAAGCCTGTTTTCGGTAATCAGAAAATCAATGAAATCACTAGGCAAAGTTATCAAAATTTTATCGATCAAATGATCAAAGATGGTTATGCCAAGAACACTATTATTACAACCAATTCTGTAATGCAAATATTGATGAATGATGCTGCCAGGAATGATGTGATTGTGAAAAACAAGTTGAGTGGTATCTCAATTGATGGTGGTAAATCACCGTCATCAAAAACAATCACTGAAAAACAGTATAACCAACTCATGGCCGTAGCACCTAGTGTCTTGTCAAAGTATCAATACTGCATGTTAGCCCTTCTAACGCTCGGGGAACGACGTGAAGAACTTATGGGACTGCAATTCAGTTCTTTTAGGTTCTCACAATGGAATGATGAAGAAGTTTGTGCAATCCAATTTAAGAAAGGTCGTACCAACGCAGAACCAGACGGCGGTGACTTAAAGAATAACTCAAGCTACCGCACAATATATGTACGTGGTGAAATGCTCAATATTTGCCATTACGCCATCACCTATAGTCAAAATATTTATTCAAAGACACATAGAAACATTAATGATGAAAGTTTTTTATTTGTAAATGAAAAGACCGGTATGCCAATGGGAGTACAGCAAGCAAATAAGGTTTTGAATAAAGTGGGTGAAGCAGCTGGAATTCATATTACCCCTCACATATTCCGACATTACTTTACTACCATGGCACTCACCAATGGACAAGTTGCAACTGATGTCATGCACTGGTTAGGCCACTCATCTTTGCAAATGACTCAAAGTTACACTCGGGAAAATGTTCGTGGTGCACTTAATGTCTTTAATGGCATGGCTCCTACTCTACTAGGAGATTCAGACGATGAACACCAAAGTTTGTGA